TGAAGAAGTACACTCAGGAGATGATGACTTTAAAAAATGGAAAGAGCAACAAGCAGAACCTGAGCTGATACACAAAAGAATGAATAATATTAATACATTCCACGTTTACGAAAATGATGTATATTTAGCAGGAGTAGATGAGTATGGTAAAGACTTTCAGATCTGTTTTGACGCTTATAACTTTTTAGAGTGGATAGATAAAGATCAAATAGAATATATCAAACAAAAAACGATTGAATATATAGAATCAAAATAAATTTAGTATTTTTAACGAAATTATTAACAGGCAAAAACCCTAGCCAATTAACATAGGAATAGAATTATGATAATAGACAATTCACAAGCACAGATTTTAGCAGCAGCAATTGAGTTTGCTTACGAAGGTAAAAAAGACGCAGAACTATCTGAGGAAGGGATAATATTTTTATCCGAAACACAAGCGTACTTAGTTTCTAAGCTGCTACCTGTAAACAAAAACGATATAAAAGAAGACATTAAAGAAAGAATGATTAAAGAACTAACAGAGAAAAGTCCTGCTCACTAATATAGGCATAGAAAATATGAAAACAGAAATTTTAAAAGAGAAATATGTTCGTTATAACTTAACGAAAGATGATGTATTTAAACATCAGCATTACATCATTATTACAAGAAGTGGTATAGAGAAAATTATGGCTTTAGAAAACATCCTTATTAATTATGAAGTAATAAAATGTGAAAAGGATTTTTGTGTAGTAAAAGCAGAGGCATATAAAGGAGAAGCAATAATACAAACATTTGGTTCAGCTTTAAAGGGAGATTTTAAAAGCGGTACAACTAATAGTTGGTATGTTATGGAGATGGCTGAGAAAAGAGCAATGTCAAGAGCTGTATTAAAGCTTACAGGTTTTTATGAACTTGGAGTATTTGGAGAAGATGAAGCAGAAGATTTTAAAAAGAGTAATAACTAAAATAATAATAAAAGATGACAATTAACGGTAAGCTAATTAAGAAACTAGATATTGAAAGTGGAATATCTAAAGCAGGTAAAGAATGGAAAAGACAATCTATACTTGTGGAACAGAATGGAGATTATAACAAAGAAATAGTAATAGGTTTCTTTGGGGATAAGATCAAACAGCTAAGAGATTTAAATGAAGGAGCAAGAGTAGATGTAAGTGTAAATGTTTATTCAAGAGAATTTAATGGTAAATACTATCATTCTATTGATGGGTATATGATAGCACAAAAGACTAATGAGCAACCACCTGCAAAGTTAAATGGTGAAGTTGATATGCCTTTTTAATATGAAGGGAGAAGATAATTTTAAAAACTTATGCAACCTAGCAACATCTTTGTTAGGTATGCGTAAGGGCTCTTTGGCTTTAAAAAGTCGCAAGACAGAAATACAAGTACCAAGAGCTGTTGTTAGTGTAATAGCTAGAATGGAAGATAAGACTCACAGAGATATTATTGGTAAAGTATTAAAAAGAGATAGAACAAGTGTAAATCATTATGAAAGAACCCATTCAGCTAATTATTCTTCTTGGGCTTTATATCGTAATACATTCAATAAGATCTACAATGCTTACATAGGAGTTAAAGAAGCTAAAAAGACTTTCATTGATTTGTATAATTTACAGGAACATCTAAGAAAGAATGATGTTAGACATAGCTCAAATCATCAGACTACTATTCGTGTTACTTCAGGGGGTTTTGGAACTGATATAAAAGTTTCTTACAGAAATTTCTATAATCAATTAGAATTATGTAAGTTAGCACTCCAAGATTATCAATTTGAAATAGAAATAGTGTGAAAGAAAAACCAAACTACTTTGCTGTTATTGTTGCTGAAGTAAGATACAGTAAAAAATTAACACCAAATGCAAAATTACTTTATGCAGAGATAACGGCTTTGGCTAAAAAAGATGGATCTTGTTGGGCAAGTAACAAATATTTTTCAGAGCTTTATAATGTATCAACTGTAACAGTAAGTAGGTGGATAAGTAGTTTGGTTGATAACTCCTTTATTGTCAGGAAGATAGTTTATAAAAAAGGCACTAAACAAATTGATAAGAGGTATTTACAATTAAATCAAGAGGGTATTAACAATAATGATAAGGCCCCTATTAACAAAATTGTTAAAGATAATAATACAAGTATTAATAATACAAGTATTAATAATATATCTATAAGGGAATTGAAATTTATTAATGATGTTTCTTTATTTGACTATGATAAAAATATTTTAGATAGTTTTACAGATTATTGGACTGAGCCTAATAAGTCTAAGACTAAGATGAAATTTGAACTTTGCCAAACTTGGGAAACAAAACGCAGACTAAAGACTTGGGCAGCCAATCAAAAGAAATGGGATAAACCTAAGTCTAATAAAAAAACAATGTCAAAAATAGATGTTCAATTAAATGAATACTTAAAAGGAAAAGAATACTTATGAAACCATTAAAACAAGAAAATTTAGAAGAACTTATAGGAAAGGTTTATGATTTGCTTACTAAAACTAAAATAGAAATAGGGCATAATACAGACGGCAAAACTTTAGCACAGCTAAGCAGAGTATTTGCTCAGGACTTAATCCAAGAGAAAAGATTTGGTAATATGACCTTTAATCAAGTTCAGGACGCTTTTCATCAGGGAGTAAGATTTGGAAAAGATGAGCCTTTTTTAAATATCAGAACCTTTTACAAATGGGTTTATGCTCAAAAGAAACTAATTGACAATGCCTACTATGAAGTACATACATTAGGAAAGCCAAAAGGAAAGACCTTATGGTATCAAGAACCTTTAAAACTATTAAAATGAAAGAAGAAGAAGAAACAGAATATACTTGTTGTGGAGTAGAAATAACAGATGAAATTAGGGATAATAATTTATGTCCTGTATGTTTAGAACATATATAAAATGAAGATATTAACAATCCTATGGGGAGTAATTATTCTAGCTTGTATATTAGAAGCATATTTTTGTGCTAAATTTGAAGATGAATTATGAAAAAAAGACAAACATCAATAGATTGCTATAACGAGATAAGAGCAAATGGTTTATTACCTAAAAGAAGATTAGAAACTTTTGAAGCTATCTTTAAATCTGCACCCTGCACAAGACAGGAAGCATTAGAACATACTAATCCTTTAAATCCTTTATCATTAAGTGCGGCAAGATTTACAGAGCTAAGGAGATTAGGGGTTATATATGAGAAATCTGTAAGACCTTGTAAGGTAACAGGCAGAAATGTTATAGAATGGGATCTAACAGACAGACTTCCTATAAGTCTAAAAAAGACTAATAAAACAAAGAAGCAAAGAGTAAGTGACACTTTAAATTCTTTGCGTGAATTATATAAAAATAAAAACACTAGCACAGATGATGATTGGAAAATGGTTGCTGATTTAATTAAGAGTATATGAAAACAATAAGTAAATTAAAAAAAGAGCTTGACAAATGGTTCAGTCTTTACATTAGACTTAGAGAAGCTTCAGATACAGGTGCAGCCGTTTGCTTTACTTGTGGGAAGGTAGCACATTATAAAACATTACAGAATGGTCATTGCTTTAGCCGACGTTTTATGGCTACAAGATTTGATGAAGAAAATTGTCAGGTACAATGTATAAAGTGCAATATTTTCGATTCAGGTCGTCAGTACCGCTTCACTAAAAACTTAGACATAAAATATGGTGAAGGAACTGCTGAAGAACTAGAACAAATTTCTAGGTCTATTCTAAAGATTTCAAGAGTGGAATATGAAGAAAAAATAAGTTACTACAAATCACTTGTTGAAAAGTTGAAAAAAGAAAAGGGGATTGAGTAAACCTTTTTTTTAAATTTGTCGTATGACAAAACCGATATATGCAAGTGAAGAACACAGAAACATCATAGAAACTTATATTATAATGTGTAAAGAGTTTGCAAAAGATGTAAGCACAAAGAGTAGATACAATAACTACTTAGATGTATTAGACATCATAATTGACTACCACAACGGATATGGCAAAGGAGTTAAAGAGGACAATTGGTATTCTTGGTTGATGATCATTCCTACTAACTTATCGGTTGCAACAAGTGGTTTCTTTGCAGGACTAGAAACAAAAACTAATGCAGCAACTATCAGAGCTTATAAAGTTGTGTTGAATGAATTAGTACAAGATGTTGCAGACAAAATAGATAACCTAGAGCCAATCAATGAATAAGATTTATCAAGCTGTTGCAGAGTTGAGAAGTAAATTTAAAGAAATGTCTTTTGCTTTTACTACTGATGAGAACGAAATTGATAACGCTGTTCAGGAATTGATGTTGTATTTTCTTCAGATGAATCCTAAGACTTTAAAAGATATATACAAAAAAGACGGAGAAGATGGGCTAATAAGATATGGCGCAGTTGCTTTAAGGAGAAGCTTTATAAGTCCTAGGTCTAAACTTTATTATACATACAATAAATATTATACGCATATAAGTAATTATTATGAAACAAATGTTACAGACAATCTAAAGAGTATATACAATATGCCTGAAGTAATAGAAGAATACAAATGGACTAAGTTAGAACAGATAGATGAGATCTTAGATGGGTTAGAATATTGGTACGATAGAGAAATTTTTAAATTATATTACTATAAAGGAAATACACTTGATTCACTCGCAAAGAAAACAGGAATAAGCAGAAACAGTTTGTTTACTACAATAGATAAAGTAAGAACTAAAATAAAAGAAGAAGTTGAGT